ATCCCTGCGGAAATATGGGACGCATGCGCATCAAACACGCCAAAGCCACACGGCAAGACTGCTTTCGGTGTCAAATTCACTGCAGACGGCTCGGAGGTCGCGCTGTGTGGCGCCGTGATCGCGACGAACGGATATGCACGAATCGAACTAATTGACCGCAGACCGACGGGACTGGGCGTGGATTGGCTCGCGCAGTGGCTCAATGAGCGAAAAGACAAGGCAAGCTGTGTGGTCATTGACGGAAAGAACGGCGTCGATGTGCTTGTCGAAAAAATCAGCGGTTCCTGGCGGGCGAAAGGGTCCGTGATCAGACCGACGGCAAAGCAGGTCATAGCGGCAGTTTCCATGCTGACGGATTCGCTCAACACGCAGACGACAACGTGGTACGACGCTCAGAGCGACCTGCGGGAGAGCGCGATCACGTCGATCAAGCGCCCGATCAGCGGCGGGTGGGGTTTTGGCGGCGAGAATTCCGCGCCAATTGAAGCGTGCGCACTGGCGTATTGGGGAGCGAAGATGTCCAAGCGCGACCCGACTAGGAAAATGAGGATTGGTTAGATGAATTTGGCAAGCAACATACAGGTGGTCGGGCTTCCGTCTGCTGAACTGGAAAAGTTTAATACTCTGCTCGGAATCTACACGGCGCATCTGGGCAAGAACCGCGAAAAAGACCGTTATTATGAAGGCAAGATTTCACTGCAGGAGGTCAATCTTGGCATCGCATTGCCGAAGACTTTCCGCGACCTGCAGATCGGGTGTGCGTGGGGCGCAAAGACGGTCGATGTACTGGCGGCGCGGTCGATGTTTGATGGTTTCGTGAATGCATCGGGCGAACAGTCTGATGAATTGACGGACATTGTGCTGTCAAATAATCTGATCGCGGAATATGGCAAGGCGTGCCGTGATGAGCTGAAATACGGCTGCACGTTCGTCACGCTGTCTGGTGATGACAAAATTGGCTGCAAGATTCGCTTCCATTCGCCGCAGACTGCTGCCGCGCATTGGAATGGAGAACTTGGCAGGATTGATTATGGTTTTGCCGTGATCGACAGCAAGCCGGCACGCATGAGCGAAGATTCGGAACCAATTCTTATCAACTTCTATACTGATGATGCAATATGGACACTGAACAAGGTGCAGGATGTGTGGCGCGCTGAATACCATCCGCACCGCATGGGGCGCCCGTTGATGGAGGCGTTTGTCTGGAACGCGACCAGCTCCAAGCCGTTCGGACGGTCTCGCATCAAGGAACCTATCCGCAGGCTGATTCAGGGATACGTCCGCACGATTGCCAATGCGACAATAGGGCTTGAGTTTTCCACGGCTCCGCAGAAATACTTGCTCGGCGTGACGGACGACCAGTACGATGCAATCATCAATCAGAAATTCAAACAGTATATCGGCAGTATCATTGCGGCGACAACCAATCCCGACACGGGCGAAAAGCCGACATTCGGACAACTCCAGCAAGGGTCCATTGCTCCGCATGTTGAAATGATGCGTTTACTTGCCACGCAGTTCTCAGCGGCGACCGGCTTGACAGTGATGGACACGGGCGTGGTCAACGATGCGAATCCGACATCTTCGGACGCGATCCTCGCGCAGACGCAGACGCTTGTGAGCATGGCGGAACAGCTCAATCACAGCAACGGTGACGCGCTTCGGACTGTGGCGCTCATGGCGCTCGCGATCAAAGGCAACACTACGACCGAGGCGCTTGCGGATGAGCAGAAGAATATTATCGCACATTTCAAAAATCCCGCGATGCCGTCTGTGGCGGTCACTGCTGACGCCGCCATAAAGATCGCATCGGCGCGTGAGGGTTTTGCCGGGACAGATACGTTCCTGGAGATGATTGGATTCGACCAAGCGGATATCCGCAGGATCAAAGCGCAGGAACGCATGAACCGCGGTCTGCAGATCGTGAGTCAGCTGGAGGATTAATCAATGTATATCTCCACAAAGGACTGGCGGGAATTTATCCGCAAGATGTCTGCGATTAACGCAAAAGCTGCTGAAGCAGTCCGTGATTATGTGGCGCATAACGGATTTGCTGATACATCTGCGCTCATCCGATACTGTCACGCAGTTGCAGGGCAGTACGGTACGGCATCGGCGTCGTTAGCTGCTTTGATGTATGACACGATAGCAGAGTTGGAAGGGATGTCGCTCCCAGCGGCTGAACTCGCGGAAGCTCCCAGTTATAAAGATGTCGCAATCGCAGTTAATGGCACGCTTAAAACATCTCAGAATCCAGATGAGATAGCCGGAAGCGTGAGTAGATTGGTGAAGATGGCCGGACAGGATACAATGCTGTTCAATGCCCAGCGTGACGGAGCTGAATTCGCGTGGATCCCGTCGGGTGATACATGCGCATTCTGTATCATGCTGGCATCAAGGGGATGGCAGAACATCAGCAAGGCAACACTCCGGAAGGGGCACGCCGACCACATTCATTCACATTGTGATTGTACTTATATGGTGCGTCACTCGAGCGATTTCAATGTGAGCGGTTACGATCCCGACAAGTATTTAAGAGAATACAATGACGCTGACGGAAGAAACTGGAAAGATAAGCTGAACGCTATGCGGCGCGACAGGTACGCAGAACACGCGGACGAAATTAATGCCCAGAAGCGCGAGGCGTATGCGCTAAGGATGCACCCGAAAACAGAGACGGAGCGCCAGAAGCTTGAAGCGCAGGCACGACAGACATATATCGCAAATGGCGGTCATGTTGGTCTGTCAGCGCCAGAAGCTTCAGAGCGTTTCGACAAATTGATTGGCGCGCAAACTGATGCGCAATTGCGGGATTATATCAAAAAACATCGGTAACTAAGGCACGTGTAACAGCGTGCTTTTTATTTTGTCCGGAAGGACGTAAAACATTCAACCGTTGAGATGCAACCTCGTAAAAAGCGTAACGGAGAGGAGGCTTTATGAAACGCACAGACATCACCGGGCTATTCCCGGACGCCACGGCTGAACAGGTCAATGCGCTGATGGACATCAACGGCGCAGACATCAATTCCGCCAAAGCAGGACTTGGCGACCTGCAGACGCAGCTTGCTACTGCCAATGCTACGATCGAGCAACTCAGGGCGGACGCAGCTAATGTCGAGGAACTCACAAACAGGGCGACATCTTTGGAAACAGAGTTGAACGCTCTCAAGGCGTCGAACGCTCTTAGGGACATGCGTGAAAAAGTCTCCAAGAATACCGGCGTCCCCGTATCACTGCTTACGGCTGAGACCGAGCAGGAATGTATGGAGCAGGCAAACGGGATCATGAACTTCGCAAGGCCTGCGAATTATCCGAGCGTGAGGGACGGCGGCGAATCAACAAGCGTTAAATCGTCCACCAGACAGCAGTTCGCTGACTGGTACGGGCAAACTATCAACAACTAACTAAGGAGGACAAATCATGTCTGGAATTTCTACAAACAGAAGTAATATTGCACTTCCCACAGATGTATCCGCAGAGATCCTGCAGAAAACACAGGAACAGTCTGCAGTAATGAGTCTTGCGAGACAGATTGCACTGCCCGGCAGAGGTCTGACCATTCCGGTCATCACCGGCGATCCCGAGGCTGCATGGGTTGATGAGACAGCCGCAAAACCCGTCTCCAATCCTTCCCTTTCCACGAAGATCATGCAGGCTTACAAGCTGGCTGTTATCGTTCCGTTCTCTGATGAGTTCGTGAGAGATATGAGTGCTCTGTATGACGCACTGATCGCACGTCTGCCTCTGGCTCTGGCCCAGAAGTTTGACGCGACCGTATTCCACGGTACAGCGCCCGGCTCCAATTTCGATACATTCGCAGGCGTAACTGCTCAGACGATCAGCGGTACAGGTCACAGCTTCTACGGCGCTCTTGTCGACTGCGACACAGCGATCGCAACCGCAGGCGGAATCCTCAACGGCTTCGCAATGTCCCCTCAGGCGAAAGGTGAAATGCTCGCGGCTGTTGACAACAACAAGCGTCCCCTGTTCGTCAACTCTGTAGCGGAAGGCGCAGTTCCGAGACTGATCGGCGCACCCGTCAGCTACTCCAAGGGCGCTTACAAGGCTGGTGACTCGAACACCGCGGACGTTCTTGGTTTCGCAGGTGACTGGACACAGGCCATGTACGGCACTGTCGAAGGCGTCAAGATTGATTTCAGCGATCAGACATCCCTTCCGATTGGCGCAAACAATGCGATGATCTCTCTGTGGCAGAACAACATGATCGCTGTTCGCGCAGAAATCGAGATCGGCTTCCGTGCTGACACGAACTGCTTCGCGAAGATCACGAGGACACACGCCTGATCAAGACGATTGACCGCAATACAGGTGTCGTTATGTGGGTACACGAATCCCGCGTAGACGAGTACAAGGCGCAGGGGCATAAATTAGCCCCTGTGTCTAAGCCTGTTAAGGCCCCGAAGAAGACAACGAAGAAATGAGGTGATCACGATGGCATACGCCACAGCGATGGACGTGCAGGAAAGAATGGCGTCAGACCTGACGGACGAACAATTCA